GTTGTTGGCGGTTCGATAGATTTCTCTGAGTTTGATTTGAGCAAGAGGCAGCGTCGTGGCCGATAAGCCAGAGGATCGCAAGCGGATGATCCGCAGGATGGCCCGCTACTTGGGTTGCACCGGCACCCACGAGGGGCCGAACGGTCAACTGATGCCGTGTTCTTCAGCGGAAGAGTTGAACCGGATTTCTGATCGTGCTGAACCGAAGAAGAAGATGCACATCGTTGAGATGGAGAAACCGAAGAAGCGTCGCCGGGTTGGCAAGAAGCCTCGCCGCTGGGAACCACTCGGTGAGCGTGGTGTTCTGAGCATTGAGACACTTCCGGGCGGCGGTCTAGTTTCCGGTAAATCTTTCTTGTATGGGCGTGCGAAGCCTCGCCTCGGAGACCCTGACGTTTTCACAACGCCAGATGCGGCACGTTTGAGGGCACGCACTTTGGGGTGCATCGGTATTGCCCGCCGACAAACACCGGATGGTGATGTCGTTTGGACGCCTTGCACGAATGTTTCGGATTACCGTCGTCGCATGGGCGTCGGCCCGCAGGCTGCTCGTGATCGTGCTCGGCGTGAACGGGAAATGGAAAGGCGTTTGGCGCGTCGTCTTGATAGGCGGATGCGTCGGCGTGGGCGGGAGGAAGTCAAGGCGCTTCCGAAGGCCAACCCGAATAGGGAGTCTGCCACCCCGGCTCTTCCGGAGGAGCGGATCAGTGGGTCAAGTAGAAATCCGAAGGGTTCTGCTGCTTCACGTTCCTCGGGTCGCGGGATCGAACTGAGTGCCGCAACTGTTGAAACTTTGAAGAAGAAAGTGAAAGAGCACAACGAGAAAATGCGTGAGCAGAATAAGCCTGATCACGCGATGGCTTCTTTGGGCGCTTTGAAGTCTGTGTGGCGTCGTGGCGCCGGTGCTTTCTCCGTTTCTCATCGTCCGGGCAAGACTCGTTCGCAGTGGGCGTTTGCCCGTGTGAATGCGTTTTTGAGGATTCTTGCTACTGGTAAACCCAGCAATCCGCGTTATGTAACTGATAACGATTTGCTACCTAAAGACCATCCTCGTAGGTCTGGTTCTAAATCTTTGCCTGCTCCTGTTACACCGAGGATCTTCTAACTATTACCTCTTTTGTTGGCCTTTACACTACGGAAGGTCAACACGGTGTAATCTATCTGTAGACAGCGGTGGCTGGGTGCTTACCTGAGCCTAAATGTCAAAAGCAAACATCCATCCACATCTATTTCTACGAGGAGTAGGAAAATGTCAGTAGACGAATCCCGTCTCAGCGAACTTCAGGGCGCTCTGCGCAAGAAGATGGCTGACAACAAGGAGATCGCCGATTCTTTCAAGTTGGAAGATGGCGTCATGCAGGTCTCCGCTGATCAGAAGGCCGCGTTCGATCGCAACATGGCCGACATCAAGGAAATCAAGAGCCTCATTGAGGGTCTTGAGGGTATGCGCGAGGTAGAGCAGTGGGGCGAGCGTCCGGCCACCGAGTCGGTCGCTGCCAAGGCTGATGCTGCCCAGCACGCCGCCGAAATCCGCGAAGCGCTCCGGGGCAAGAGCCTCGGCGAACTCTTCACCGAGTCCGCTGAGTTCAAGGCCCTTGATGGCGGTCGCAACGGCGCCAACATGCCTTCACCGTGGTCGCTCAAGGCCGCTGATTTCACCGGTTATAACGTCAAGGACGTGTATTCGGCTCTTCCGACCGGCACCCCCGGTGCCTTCGGTTCGATCCAGCGTGATCCCATCGTGGTTCCCCCGATGCGGACCCGTCGCGTTCGTGACCTCTTCCCGACCCGTACCACCACGGCTGCCGTGATTGAGTACTTCCGGATGACTGGCTTCACCAATGCCGCTTCGACCGTTGCTGAGCGCAGCGGTTCGGCGTTCGGTGCCAAGCCCCAGTCGTCGTTCACCTTCGTTGGTGAGCAGGCTCCGGTTCGTACCATCGCCCACTGGGAGGCTGCCCACCGGAACGTTCTCGCTGACGAGCCGCAACTGCGTTCGATCATCGACAACGAACTGATGTACGGTCTCCGTCTCCAAGAGGATGAGCAGATCCTCAACGGTGACGGCTCGGGTGAGAACCTGACCGGCGTCCTTCAGACCTCGGGCATCCAGACCTACACTTGGTCTGACGGTGCGACCTCTCCGGTTGCGGACACCAAGGCTGACGCGATCCGTCGCGCCGCCACCTTGGCGTTCCTCTCGTACTACGAGCCGACCGGCGTCGTCCTTCACCCGAACGATTGGGAAGACATCGAACTGACCAAGGATGCAAATGGTCAGTACCTCGTTGCCGTCTCCGTCGCCATGGGTGGCGAGCCGCGCATCTGGCGCATCCCGGTTGTTGAGACCCCCGCCATCGCCGAGGGCACCGCTCTCGTCGGTGCGTTCGGTACCGGCGCTCAACTCTATGACCGCGAGCAGGCCAGCATCCGCGTGTCCGAGCAGCACAGCGACTTCTTCGTCCGGAACGCGATCGTCGTTCTGGCGGAGCAGCGCCTCGCGCTCGCCGTCAAGCGCCCCGAGGCTTTCGTCTCGGTGGACTTCGACGCGGCTCCGTCCTGATCTAACTGATCAGACATACGAGTTAGGCATCCCCTCGGCCTTCGGGCTTAGGGTTCAGCCCCCCAGCCTTCGGGTTGGGGGGCTTTGCCTTTCTCCCTTGTGAAACAACTTATTTCCTCTTTATTTACTCTGGTATTATCTATTAGGCTGGAGGTGGGTTGTGTCTTCAAATCGGTTTCGCCGCAAGGGCTTAGGGATCTTTGCCCCTGTTGCGATTCTTGCTTTATTGAGCGGTGGAAGCGTCGCGGCAGCCTCTTACAGCGTGACAGTTGAGTCCGAATGGACATTCACCCTTGAGGCAGACGCAACCGTGTACATCTACGGAAACTCCAACCGAAGTTGCAACGAGGGTGGAGCCGACCCGTACCTGTGGTTGTATGACGATGGGCCTGAAACGGCTGGGACGCTGATCACCCAAGATGATGACGGGAACCACAACATCAATGATCAGTGTGTTTCCTCAAAAATTGTTGCGAGCCTGACTGCTGGCGATTATCTGATTCGGGCAGGGTATTGCTGCAATCAACGCGGGTTGGGATTCGACGGGCCTGATTACGAACTGGTCATCTCGGACGTTGAGTTGGATGGCGGACCAGCCACAACAACCACGACGACAACTACCACGACGACAACCACGACAACAACAACGACTGTTCCGCAAACCATTGGGGCACCAACAAACCTCACCCTGACCGTCGACTACTCCAACGGAACCGTTACCGCCGACTGGGATGCGCCAACAGATGGGAACATTGACCCCGAGCGTTACGCCATCGGTTTCGGTCTTAACGACGAAGGGAACGCTGGGCCGTACGGAGTGGCAACCGGCAACGTCGGCGACGAGAACGCCCTAAACACCCAATACACGTTCAACGCCTCATATCTGGAGGGCCTGTTCAACGAGGCCCACGGCTTGTTCAACGTGATGATCCGGTCCGACAATGACACAAATGCGAAGTACTCGTCGTGGACTCCTGTGTCATCCGTGACGATCATGAACATGCCGGATGTCGTGGATGACACGACCGTCAGCCAAGTTTTTGGTTCCGGTGTTCAGGTGTCGTGGACGCCCTCATCGGACGGTTTCGTTGACCCAAGTTATTTCCGCGTTGCGTACAACCAGTCTCAATCCGAGGAATCGTTTGAGACAAATACCACGAGTAGCAATTCCATCACTATTCCTTATTCCGCGATCCCTGACGGCACGTGGTATGTGCGTGTGTTGGCATGTGGTTCCGAAAACGATTGTGCCATAGGTAATACAATTGAGGTAAGCGTTTTTGACGAGGAAGCAGCATGGGCAGCAACAACTACGTCTACCACCACGACAACCACCACCTTGCCTCCACCCCCACTGGTGGCCCAGCCTTCGTCGCCCACACCGCCGGTTACAACAACGACAACCACAGTTGTCACGACACCCCCACCGCCACCGCCACCCCCGCCTACTACTACGACTACCACGACTACGACGACGCTCCCGCCCACAACGACGACGACTACGCTCGCGCCAACAACGACGACGACAACGGTTTTAACGACTACGACGAGTACGACGATCCCGCCGACTACGAGCACCTTGTCGCCGACCACGACAACTGTTCCCACAACAACAACTTCTGCGCCGAGTGGAACGACTACTACGACCGTTGGATCGCCTACTTCAACGACATCTCCACCGACTACCTCTTCCCTCCCCCCGACGACTATTACCGTCGCTGAACTTCAAGTTTTTGAGGATGAGAAACCGATTATCTCGGTTGATCCGATCCCTGAAAACGAAGTTCGTGCCCCAGTCGTAGCGAAAACCACACCCCAAAAATCGGCGAAAGCCTCTGAGGCGATCCAATACATCGCCGACGATGAACTTGCGGGCGAGGTGTTCACCGTTGTCGCTTCAGAAGAAGTAACGGTCGAAGACGTTCAGGAACTTGTGTCAAACGAAAACTTTGACGAAATTCCGCCGGAAGCAAAAGAAGCGATTGCTGTCGCTCTGTCGGATCAGCCGGTTGAGGTGAAAGAGACCTTTGAGGAAGAGGTCAACATTTTTGAAGGCGGGTTTGACGAATACGTGCCTGCCGACTCAACCGTGCCGGTCAAAACCCGTCGTGTTCTTGTGGTCGCAACGACCGCAGCGTTTGTTCTCCCATCCCCATCATCATCACGGAGTAAACGATGAAAAAGATCCTGTCCGCCCTTGCAGCCCTTGCGATCCCGTTGTCAATCTTGCCGATGACACAGAATCCGGTGAAGGCCACCACTGCCCTGTATCAAGACATTCGGGTTGATGCTGACTGTGGTGGCACCGACTGTGGCTCCATGACGTTGGCGGACGCCAACACCACTCGGAAACTGGCGGTGACCGCTGACGGCACGATCTACGCCGTGTTCTACGGACCATCCGGCATTTGGGTGACGAAGAGCACCGATCGTGGCGCGTCGTTTGCTTCTGGTGTTCAGGTTTCGTCCACGCAAGCAGAGCCAGAGATCGGCGCTGCGGCGAACGGTACCTTGTATGTCATTTGGAGGGACGGCAACTTTGTCGTGTCCAAGAGCACCGATGGCGGCACGACATGGGGCACCCCGGTAGATACCGGCACGGCTGGAACCATGGGCCCGGCGCACATGGCGGTAGACGGCGACTACATCTACGCCGTGGACCGTTCCGGATCGGTCCTCATGTACTCCCATGATGCGG